TCAATTTTTTATGTAAAAAATTACCCTTTGTGGTCAATTTTTTATGTAAAAAATTACCCTTTGTGGTCAATTTTTTATGTAAAAAATTACCCTTTGTGGTCAATTTTTTATGTAAAAAATTACCCTTTGTGGTCAATTTTTTAAGCTTTTATGTACTTTTACTCGCTTCAAAACTATGATGCCAACACATAGCTTTATTAGTAACATTATGTTTGTGACTAGCATATTTTCCACATTTTGAACCATCTTCATTTTCTATTTCACATAATACTTTTTCTTCTATAATTTTTTTAAGGAGTTGGCGATTGTCTAATCTTATTATTTTTGGAGGTTTTATTGCCTCTAATATCTTAAAATATTTTTGAATTTCAATATCGAGTGTATTATCTATTTCTATATTGATATGGTTGTTTTCATTATCTTTTATGAATTTTTCTATTGCATTGATTATATCCATTGAATGAATATAATTCATTATTTGGTTAAATATTTTTTTTTTCAAATTTTAATTGGTTAACTATATAGAACCATACAACCTTGAGAGAATTTATTTTTTTATTAGATGGGTCATATGAACCATATCCTTTATAAGATCTATTATTCTCGCTATTATCTATTATTAATACATTTAATTTATTATGTACATAAATAGATTTATTCTTTTTTATTTTATCTTTACAATTATCGTCAATAACTATCATAAATATCGCAATGATTATTAATTATAGTTATATTTTTTGATATAAAATAAATCAATTTTTTGCTTTTAATCATCTTCATCATTATCTGTGGATGTCTTTGCTGATTTTGCCTTTGCAGCTTTCTTAGGTGCTTTTGCTTTCGGCGCTGCTTTTGCCTTTGGTGCCGCCTTTGCCTTAGCTGCTTTTGTCTTTGGAACTGGAACATCCTTTGGTGAATCATCATGATCTGATTCTGCACCAGCATCTTCCTCTTCTGTTTTTTTATCATCATCTTTATCATCCTCATTATCTGATCCAGCAGCATCATCATTGACATCATTTAATAATTCTTCACTTGCTGAATATAATGGTTTAACTGTTTCGAATAACTTCCTAATTTTTGAATATGTTTCTTTCTTTTTCTTTTCCAATTCTTGAAGTTCCATGGCTAATTCTGTACTTCTCTGTGCATATTCATTATATTCAGTATGTAATGATTTGAATTCATTAAGTGCTTCGCTGTTTTCAGGTGCTTCGGTATTTGGTTCAGAAGCAACAGTAGCATTCTTTGTTGTTACTGTTGCAACGGCTTTCTTCGGAGCTTTCTTTGGTGGCATAATTGAGTAATAATGTTAAAGTATTGAGTTCAAACAATAATTAAATCAATTTTTTATTCATTTAAAAGGAATAATGAATAAAACGAATAAAAAGGAATAAAAACGAATAAAAAGGAATAAAAACGAATAAAACGAATAAAACGAATAAAACGAATAATTGATCTATGATTCGATGATTGATAATTATTTATTATAATTTATGGTCCAATAAAAAAGGAATAAAACGAATAAAAAACGAATAAAAACGAATAAACCGAATATCATGAATATTTTTATTATTGATCCATAATAGATGATTTATTTTTAATTAATAAAAAATACGGTCTATTAAAAAAACGAATAAAAACGAATAAAAACGAATAAAAAGGAATAAAAACGAATATGCTTCCATTTTTGGATCATATATTTTTAAAATAATTACATTCAATAAAATCAGTCTAAATGGTTAATAATAGTTAATAAATCCCTCAAAAAATTCTTTGATTTTAACAAAATTTCACTTTCTAAAATTACTAATCCATTGATCCGCAATTGATGATAAATAAATAATTAATAAAACTGCAGTCTACCCAAAATAAAATTTCAAAAAATTATAAAAGTATTCGTGAAAATTTTTTTTAACTCTCAAAATTCTTGAGAGTTTTTTTATAAAAAGTCAAATTAATTTTAAAAAAAATGTTTTTTTCTTTCAAGCAATTATCCAAATTATGAGACAGAGCAGAATGCTATATTTCGTAATTTTATCACATTGCTTTACATCATTTTTTCGTAATATCCTATTTATCACAATATGGTATAGCTATTTCATAGTGATTCATATTGTATGTTATAAAAAAATCTCAAACAACTCCCTCTTTCATATGAGCTTCATAAACTGGATGTCCGGGAGAATATACTATAAACCCGGTCGCATGAATTCTCATACCATTGAATCCGATGAATGCCTCGTCAAGAGAACTACTAACAAATGGACCAAAACCATAATCATCCACTCGTTTTAGAGGATCCAAATTACAAATCATTAACCCTTTCATATGTTTCCACCACATGCAAAACTTTTCGAACGTGTAAATGGCAACAATGTTTTGCGCATTGTCTTCATCACTTGCTGTCAACAAATCAATGACAGCACATTGGACATCATGTGTCTGCTTTTCCCACAAGTTATACAGATCGAATAGATTATAATTGTTTTCTATCCATTGTCGGAATGCTAGAGCTACACTTACAGGTGTTTCAGAAGAAACCAACTCCTGCGGACCAGCATTATTGATGAAGGAAGAATCCATTGGCATCTTGTAAGTTTTAAAGACAATCCATCATATTTATTGGATATAACAATAAAATGAATTTTCAATTTTTTCTTATGTAGTATTATAATGCAGAATATAAGTCAAGTAATTAAGAAGGTTCATCATAATAATTTATCTCAAAATGCAAATACTACTAAATTAATATCAAAAACATCATCTAGAATAGACCAATTTATTAATTCAATCCATACACATAGTATTGATGCAAATATTATAGCAACAGGACAGACTCAGATTATGAAAGATTTTAATATAATTACATCTAGCATTCCTGGGGCAAGTGTTATTTTACCTGTCATTGATGACACTAATTATGGAAAAATAATTAGAATAGTAAATAAATCAACAAATAATATAAACTTGTTACCTGCTTCCGGACAATCATTATTGGGTGCTCAAACAAATATCCCATTTTCCTTACCTAATAATGGGTCAATAACTTTAATTTCCCTCGATAATTTATCATGGACTGATTATGATAGTGGTACATTATCTGATATAGTTAAAGGAATCAGTAATTTCGAAGTTGGTACCACTGATAAATTTGGCAGAAGACAAATATTATATTCCGGAACCAATTCATCGGATCCAAACAATGATTCAGGAAATTATTCTAATACCGGAAATATACTCCGGTTAGGATCATTCATACCAGATGGTGATATTTCTAATGTTATTTCGGAAGGTATTGTTATTTATGGACTTCCATCTAATTCCAAACCAATGGCGAATAATAGTATCGGATTGGCAAGAATTCGTCCTGGATCTCTTCAAATCAGAGATAATATCGGTAACGGGACATATGATATTTTTCGAGCTGATAAATATCTATTAACTTGGCGAGAAGGTGGAGGAAATATTGATCGCATTAAGGTTGATCCAATTAATACAGTCTTCAATAATAATATTGTCGCCAATCAAAATGTTGTTAGAACAGTTGATATAGGTAATAATAAAGGATCTGGATATCAAATAAATAAATATTTTACATTAGTTGAATCAGGTACAACTGGAGTAGTTCTACCTGCTCAAACAGTAATTGGATCTGAATATGTAATTAAAAATTTGAGTGGTGATACAATTAATATATATCCAAATAACAATCAAACAATAGATGAAATGAATAGTATGATTTCTTTATCATCGGGTAATTCATTGAGAGTAATTGTTGGTAAAAATAATTCTTTTTATGTAATTTAATTTTTCACTATCCAAATGCATAATCCAATAATAATCAAAATTAATAATATTATTATACCACAACAAATCCAATTACTTATATTCATTGATCTCAATATATTTTTCAAATTATTTCCTAATTTATCAGTTTTATCTCCTCTATTTAATTCACCCATATGACTATGAAGATCTACTACTATCTCATCCTGTTTTTTTATTTGAGGTTCATCTAAATGAACATCTAGTAATATTTCATCTGGTTTTCTTGGTTGATCATCGTCGTCATCGTCGTCATCGTCTTCTTCTTGTTTTCTTATTGGTTGATCATCTAAGGCAGCAGCGGAAAAGGAGCCATATTTTGATGGTCTAGCCATTGTAAGCGATTGATTTTATTACAACTGATATAATATAATAAAATCAATTTTTTGCAGCATTGCTTTTATTGCAAAAAATTTGAAAATACTTTGTTTTATTATATATATTCTCTCTATCTTATTATGGTAGATTTACCAAATGAGATAACCTTATATTTATATAGCTATATGGATTTACAATCGTGGCATTCATTTAGACAAACGAGTAAAAAATGTAATTTATGGGCGAGAATATGAAAATGAAAAATATATTGTGCAATATGCTTCATTACGTTTTGGACATTATATTGATAATTATTATTTCGAATTTGATGTATGTGATAAAATAGATAATAATGGAAGAAAATATAGATTACGTAAGTTTAGTGATGATATAGGTAGTATAATTTTGTTTGCAATTAAATCTGGACATATTCATATTATTGAATTCATCCTAGGATATTATCCACAAATAAAAAACGAAATATCTCGACAGATTAGAATCGCTATAAATTATGATCAAAAAAAGATAGTTAAATATTACAAAGATAATGTGTATTATTTTGAGAATATAAGAAAATTTATATCAGACCATATGTACGATGTGGATATTAAAACTAAGATTAAATATTTTATGTATTTAAATATAGAAAATATCAAAGATCTAATTTAGACAACATTCATTTTTTGTTTTTTCTACATTCATTATTTCTATTTTAGGTGTTACGGGGATATCTTTAATATTTTCAACTATTGTTTTAATTGTATCATCAAATAATTCAGTAACATTTTCATTATTTTTTGCGGATGTCTGATAAAATTTAATACCATATTCATCAGCTAATTTTTGTCCCATTGCTGTACTAATTACCATTTTATCCTGCTCATCAGCTTTATTACCAACCAATATTTTAATAATTGGATCCGCCGCATTTCGATATAATGAATCTATCCACATACGAATATTGTTAAATGATTCAGCATCTGTAACATCATAAACTAGTAATATTCCCATCGCTCCTCTATAAAAAGCTGTAGTAATAGATCTAAATCTTTCTTGTCCGGCAGTATCCCATATTTGTACTTTAATATGCAAATCATTTATTATCATCCTTCTTATTTTAAAATCAATTCCGATAGTTGATATTAACTTCTTACTAAATTTATCTTCATCATATCTTAATAATAAAGAACTTTTTCCGACTCCTGGATCACCAATCATTACTATTTTGATCAAATAATCGTATTCATCATTCATTTGTATTTAAGTAAAACATATATAATAATTTTATTTAAATTCAAATTTTTATGTATAATTTATCCAAATCAATATTATGCTTTATGAATTTTTTGTAAGCTTTATTATATTCTTCCAACCATTTATCATAATAAATGAAATCTATTTTATTTTCCTTTATCCTATTTTCTATTTTTTCTCTTCGATCTTTACTTTGAACTAAATCCCAAGGTTTGATCCTCCAACTATAATGCAAACAATAAGCATCTTTAATAGAATAATTAAATAATTTAATTCTATCAGTTAGTCCAACTTGATAATTATACTTAAAATCTAAATTGGTCCATTTTCCTGCATACCTTAAACTTAAATAGTCTTGTTCCGGATTTTTAAATTTCATAAAACGATTTTTTTCAATGGTGATATCTTGCATGATTGAATCATATTCATCAATACTGGGTTTTAATAACATTACACCAGCATTTATTCCTCCAATTAATCTATTATTATTCACAATCAAATTTTTAGGGATTTTTTGACCATTTTGAATTACACCTTTCCTAATTGCAGCAGCTGGTGCATCCATTTCAAATAGATGATCCATATTTTTAGTAACTAAAATATCAATATCTATCATAATTATTTTTTCATATTCGATTAATTTCAAACATTGTAACTTGGTAAATACATCTTTAAATCTACTCGATTCGTAATCTTTAATTATATTTTTATCTATATTAACATAATTAATCGGCATGACTTTTTTATATATCTTTTTAAGAGCATGGATTTGATTATCTGGAACATCATTTGTAACCATAATTAATGTGTCATATTTAGTTTTAACTTTTTTTAAAGAAAATGCTAACATAATTGCTCCAAGAAAATAAGGGGTATTATAATGTAATAACGCTACCCAAGCATATTTGGACATATATATTAACCTGATATATTTTTAACATTTACAGCAATTACCTTTTTTAAATTCATCCACTTCAATATATTTGCCCGGATAGAATAATAATACCTCTCCTCCAGAATGAATAGCTGCATCATAATCAGTAGAAAAAAAACCAGTAACATCCAAATCTAATAACAACATAACATCAAAATTACCAATATCTATATTCCAGTCCTTATATTTCATACTATAATATGTATCATCATAATATTCATCATCTTTCACAATATGGCCATATTCCTTATATATTTTCCATCTTAACTTATAAATCCATATATCAGCTGAACTATATTTTCTTGTTTTAAATAATATTTCTTGTAATTTTCTTCTTCCAGTATAAAATATTTTATTATTGATATCACAATATGGTCTTTCTTGAATAAATTGTTTAGTATTAATGTTCTTAATTGTTATACAGCGATTATTTTTATTAACATTTCTGGACATATTATTTTTATTTTTATAATATTGCATTATTTGGGTATTATCATAATACTCCCATATTTTGGATGCTTTATGTTTTTTATATATTTCATTTATTTTCGTATTAAACTTGTTCCTACTATATAAGTCAATCGTTAAATCCAACAAATTATTAATGTCATTTTTAAGTTTAAATATTATACAATTCCTATCTGTAAAATATTCAGTTATCTCCAATATAGGTGTGGTAGACAAAAAAGTTGGTCTTTCCTTAAAATAATTTTTTGCCTCATCGGAGATAGATTCAAATTTTGTATTATGGAATAAATATTTATAATGTTCTTTTTTGAAATTAATTGGATAAAAAAAATTATAAAGATCTATTTTATTAATTTTTCTCATAACAGAGATATAAAATACATTTTTGATATTCATTTTTATTTCAGCATTAACCTGATCCCATTTATTACTAATATATTCAAAACTCATTCCATTAAAAAATAGTTTAAAATTATACTCTTTGTAAACACGTTGATATATATAATTTATTTCTATTTTATCATTTATTTTATCACATTTATTTGCTATATACAATATTATTTTATTATCATTTTTACATCCAATTAAAAATAAACATTTGGAGAATTTAGATGGATTAAAATAATCTAATGGTATATGGATATCTATTTCATCTTTAAGTATATCTACATTTTTAGGTTGAACAATTCGGCGTCGTTTAACAGTATCAATATTTGTTATTTTATCGAGATAATCAATATTATTTTTTTTATAAAATGATTTAACATTAGAACGGAAAGTAATGAATGGAGAATATAACATGACGTCATATGGTAAAGGTAAAAAATATTTAATTAAATTATTAAAATATACTTGATAATAAATATTATGTTTTTTGAAAAATATTTTGTATAAATAATTGAATCCACTGAATATTTTTCTAACATGGTCTTTAACTGTATCTCTATTATATTTATTAGATACATTTTTCATATTTTGAAGTAAAAAAGTTTTAAAAATATCTTTAACGGTGTTTTTGTCATCGATTGATTCTAATCCATAATCAACATACATCAATTGTAAATAAAAAAAATAAAAGAACCGAAAATAACTTAATGACATCAATTTTTCATCTGATGAAATATAATCTAAAACAAGATTTTCTAATTCATTTTTATGTAATTCAGATAATTTATTGGAATAAATTAATTTATTTTCCTCAATCATATAATATAGTATAGATGTTAATTTATTCTAAAGAATTATATGATAAAATGGTTAAAATTATTCCAAAACTAATAATTGGAGATGATTATAGAATATGTGGGACGTTTGCAAAAAAGGGTAAATATGTTACGGACATTGATGTCACTAATTATGTTAAAAATATAGATGTTAATACAGTACAAAAAATAGTTTCTTCAGTAGATGAAAATATAATATTTATTTATTTAACCTGTGGTACTGATAAACGTTTTACAAATTTCAATAATGACATAAATAAAATGAAAAAAGCGATTGAAATACTTCATTCATCTAATCAAATATCTGATTATAGAAAAGATAAATTATTAAACAAACTAAATGAACCAATTACAGTAAATAAATTGATAATAGTTGAGACGTTTTTAAAACCATTTTCTAAAATTAGATGGACAAAAGATGAAGTTATATCTGGGGAAAAGAAACTAAATGCAGGAGATACAAAGAAATTAATGGAAGTAATGAAGGATAATGAGAGTATAATGCATTTTTTCATTAAATGGAATCAATATTATATTCCAGTTGATATTGCATTGGTTGATAAACAGAGGGAAAACAAAAGAGATATATTTGAGGAAATAAATAAATTAATTATAAATAAGCAATATTATTTCGTATTAAGATCTTTCAAATACTATTTTAAAAATACCAAACATTTTCAAGAAATTAATTATTTAACAGAAGATAAGTATGGTCTCTATAAGCAAATATTAGTTTCTATATATTATATAGGAGTACAAATAAGATATAATATATTACCTCCAGAAATAATAGCAAAAAATATTAAATTATTAATTGATGATATTAAAAAAACTGATTTCAATAATATAATCATTGAGGATTTAGGAAAATTAGCATTAGAGGAGAAATTGAGTGATGATCGATATAATTTTTTGGAGAGATTGGGTAAATTAGAAAAGAGATTTGTGAAACATTTAAATAAGAAGTTATACGAAACATGTATTAAGTATTATAAAATGTTACCGGATGAAATAAAGAAAAACATATTACCATTAGAGGAAGAATTTAGAGGATGGCATTAAGAATACATTGATTGATATAACATATTTGTTTCATTTTTCTTTTTATTCAATAAAAATGTTTCATAACCTTTAGTTAGATCAGGAATTGTTATAATTTTACGTTCTTTTGGATGTTTACCAAAAATACGTTTAGCATGACTAATTTTGCAGTTTAATAATAGTGTTTCCATATCTCCACCGAAATTTTCAAACTGTTCCATATTTTTATTCATAAAATCTGACAAATTATCATAGACTTCTTTAGCTAATGCCCAATCATCGTCTTTCACCATTTTAATAAAAATTTGAGATAATTCTTGACTTGTATATTTATCGATATTATATTTGAAAGTAAATCGTCGTCTTAATCCGGTATTTTGCGAAAAGAAACATCTTTCTAAATCATCAGGATAGCCTGCAATTATGCATAGAAATTTAGTTTTATTTTCTGATAGATTACGATTTAACGTATCAATACATTCTTTGGAGAAAGAGTCTTTTTTATCATTATTGCCTAATGAATAAGCTTCATCGATGAATAACACTCCTCCTTTACACTCATCGATAACACGTTGAGTTTTAATTGCAGTGTGTCCTAAATATTCTCCAATTAAATCGGATCTTCTAACAACTTTAAAAACGAAATCATTTTTCTTACCAGTTAAACTATTTATAGCATTTGCACTTCCTTTTAACACCCCCATATTATAATATATTTTTCCCAAAATAAATCCCAACATAGTTTTACCGACACCAGGTGGACCTTGAATTACAGTATGCAACATATTTTTATTTTTTTCAAATCCTTGAAGGAAAAAAATGATTTGGTCAACTATACTTTTTTTAACGGAATCCATGCCAATAACAGAATTTAGTTCATCCAATGAAACCATTAATTTATTTAATTGTTTTAAGTTTATACTATATTTATCACATGTGACTGGATCATATAATTTGCCTAATTTAATCAAATCAGTTATACTATCTACTTTAACATCCAATATATCATATTCTTTATTTATATCTATTTTAAATTCATCGGTATCATTTTCCTGTTCACTATTATCTTCTTCAGGTTTATTTCCAGTCAATATTTTAGTCATTAATAATTCCATAAAATTTGGAATATTTGCATCTTTTGCGGATGGTTTTTCCACTTTGAATAAACTTGGTTTTGGATTATCCTTTTCGAATAATGTGAAAGGCATAATTTTAATAGTATCATGTTTTGGTTTATCTTCTTCTTCGTTTCTCTTATTTTCTAAAAATTTTTGATATTCATATTCTTCTCTATCATAATCACGAGAAGAATAATATTTTCTTTGATTATAATTTCTTGGATTGCATCCACGCCTACAATCGTCATCATCAGAATAATTATTCATTCTTTGATTATGATTTCTTGGATTGCATCCACGCCTACAATCGTCATCATCAGAATAATTATTCATTCTTTGATTATAATTTCTTGGATTGAATCCACGCCTACAATCGTCATCTGAATGATTATTCATTCTATTCGTATAACGTAGAGTATTTTCTTGATATCCTCTTTTATTGCGTCTATCATTTGGAAACTGTTTATTCATCCTACTATATATAAGCTATATTTAATATTTCCGTAATAAATCTAATTATCAATTTTTTTCGTTTCGTTTACATAAAAAATAAATGATTATTATGTATAATGGACAGAAAATCATTTATAATTATAGATAATACCAAAAATGTACTTGGTGTATATGATACTGAAATATTTGCATTGATGAATATATTAGATCTAATAATAAATCAATTGGGTTTATTAATAAAAATAGTGCAGGAAAATAAAAATATTGTTCCAAATAAAAATATAATTAATAATTTCAAAATTATCAGTATGTGTAACAATAGTAACATGATTTTAAGAGAATATCATTTCCTTTTAGATGATCTTATGTTTTGTGATAATGAAAAAGGACAGATTGAACCATTAGGAGATTATAATTATTCGTTCGTTTATAAAAAAGGGCAAATAAAACATTTATATAAACAATTAAATGATCTAATTGGGGATGAAAAAGATTTACAATTATTTATAATACCTAATGAATATGCAAAAATTGATACAGATGCGCCAACATGTACAGCGAATAACATAGCTAATATAGTTGATACGGAATTTATAAATGAGATGGAGAATAAAATTAATAAAAAAACAAATAAGAGTTCAGTTAAAAGACCGAAACCTAACCCATTAGATTTGAAGAAGAAAATAGAGGAATTAAATAAATTAAAGGAACAGGAGGCGAAAAAATTGGAATTATTAGAGAAACAAGTTAAAAAGAAGGAGAATGAATTAATTTCTAAAAAATATAAACATGCGGAGAGGAAAAGGAGATTAAAAATACATCAGGAAAAGTGGAATGAGTTTAATAATAAATTTAAATCAGATAAGAATATATATTTCATAATGAAGGAGCAAATTGGTAAAGGGCAATTAGATGAGAATAAAATTCCGGAATTGTTTGCCAAACAGTATCCTCTATTTAAACAATTAGATACTGATAATAAATTAAATACCAATGAAGAATTAACTGCATATATTGATTTACTATCAGATGAAAATAAACTTAAATTAGATTTTGTTCCTCCATCCAATTCATATGGTGGATTATTCAGTAATGATAATATATCCAGAAAAACATCATCCGATTCAAGTTCAGAAGAGGATGAATCAGAAAATGATTTATCTTATGATTCGGATTCGAGTTCTTCATATGCGCCAGTAGAAAATAAGAATGAAGTAAATGCCTGTGAAAAAGATGAAGTAATAAATAATTCTGATTCTGAAAATACGGATGATGATATGAAATTAGCCTAAATAAATAATTATATAAATTAGTTATTTATTTATTTATTTTTCTTTTTCCTGAACCCGAACTTACCTTTTTTAGGTGGTATTTTGGTATCTTTCTTTCTATCATTTTGGATTCTAGGATATTCATCTTCTGCCTTTTTATTAATATGATATAGATGATGTTGTTCTGGAGAGACATATATACAAATATTATTTAATTCTTCAAACATGTGCTTAATGACAAATGCAATAGTATTCATACATTTAATTATTTCTTGATTATGAAGGAAATTATTATTTTTATTCTGTTTTTCATAATTATAATTAACGTATTTTTTTAATATATCTATATCTGCAGCCACCATATTATGAACATAATGATCTGCATAACATCCTCCTTTTTTTTCATCATAGTTATATGAACATTTATCTTTATAACTACAGAATTTATATGAACATCTTGGAATGTAGTCTCCATTAGAAAAATCAATTTCTTCATGTTCATATTTATGAAGATGCAATTTATTTGCTAGAAATGTTGTTGTATAGTATAAATAATCAAGCAACTTTATAAAAAAATTATAATTTAATGAATTATTTTGTATAACATATTTGGATAAATAGGATGATATTAAGTCTTCATATTTTAATATCTCTAAGTCAGGTATTTTACTGATATCCTTTATATTAACTATATCATCTATCTTCTTTAATATTTTTTCATTATCTAAACTAAAATGAATATCAGATGTAATTATTATATCATCATCATCGGATTCATCTGAAATTATATAATTGTCTAAACTAATAGTGATGTCACGATATTTCATATTATTATCGTCATATAAATCTGCCCAATTTATGGTATTATCTAATTCCATCCTATAATGATATAAGTATTTATTTTTTTATATCATTATAGAAAATGGATTCAAATACAGAAAGTATAATCGATGAATTGTTGAAAGATTATCGTCCGAATATTAATAATTATGTCAATGAAATTATGACGACAAATGCTAAGGAATTAAAAGATTTTAAATATATACCTAATGATTGTATAACAAAGATGAAGCTAGGTGGTTATGTTAAATATGTGAATAAAGATGGTATATTAAGGAATGGTGGTATATTGGTTAATTTTGAGGGAACTGATTTTCATATTAAGCATAATAAATTTATAGAACCTAATTATGTACCTAAACCAATTAAATATGAGTTTGTAAAGTTAGTTCTTAAATCAAATGGTAAATTTTTAAGGATATCAATAACAAAAAACTTAATATTTTATAAAGGGCATGTAACACTTAATGATAAATTCAGGGATTTGTTTATTACTACAGCAGAATTAGAAAAAATGAAATCAACATAAAAAAATATTATCATTTATATATAT